ATCATTGAGTGAAGTGCTCCAATCGCACAAGCATTGGAACGAGGGCCAATCCGCAGGATCAAGATCAAACATCACCCGCATGGAAATAGTTCCCTGCCTGGGACGATACAGGTTAGGATAGACTAGTTTTCCTGCAGCCCTTGACCCGTTGACAAAGGAAGTTGCGAAAGGCTTTTCTTCAAGCTGAGGGAAAGCAGCATAAAGTTTTTTATTCTCGAAAACACCAGTGCCAAGTAATATTCCTATACCTTTAGCATCAGCCGGAATAGTAGTTGTCCATGTAAATCGTTGCCATTCAGGAGTTAGAGTAATGCTTACAGGATCATGGTTAACAAAGTCAAAGGTACTATCTGCTCTTCTTGTATAAAACCTTGGCCCTGGAAGGGTTATCTCTTCATCAGCTTTTAGGTAGATTGAGAAGGTAAGCGTCTGGCCTTGAAGTAATGTATATGGACTATAATCATAAAGATAAGATGCAGAACTTGTTCCAATACCCCACCAAACAGCGCCATAGTCGGGATCATTAAAAGTTCCCTGGCTTGCCCAATAAGTAGTAGCTTCTGTGCTCCAATGACTCCAGGCCGTCCAATCCTGAGCAGCACTACCTTGTGTGGCTATTAAGTTTGTAGTAGCTTCCTCAACCGCAACCCCTCCCCCAAAGTATCCGTCGGGCCTTAAGGTGGCTCCAACATTCATCGGCTCTAGGCCAGAGGTAGCGTTAAGAGAACCATCGAAATGTAGAAGCATCCTTATATGAGAATCTACAACGCTTTGCCAATTTCCTATATTAAGTCTATCAGCAGTAATTTCACCTGCTCCTATGTGTTCAGCAAGGATTGTTCCAGCTTGTATAAGCCCTCCATGTATAATCTTTCCAGACTGAGCTACAAAGACTTCATCTTTTTCACTATCATAAATAGCCATCATCCACTTGTTGGTATCTATAGTAGGTTTATCATTTGAGTGCTGGAACGTTGTTGGAGTGTTTTTGTCCCACCATATATACTTGTCTGTAGTGTTTCCAGTTACAATAGTATATTCGTTGCTTCCATATGTAAGCACTCCCTCAGTCCACTCAACTCTTGAGTTTGTAGACCAAACAATGCCTTTTGTCATTGGTACATCAAGAGCATAAGCTTTAAGACTTAGTGATACGGGTCGTGCGCTATATGTTGCTCCTACGCTACCAGGACCAAAAGCATCCATTGCATATACACGGATATAGTAATCAACTTCAGAGTTGAGATCCAAAATTGTTAAAATTGTATTTTTAATGTTATTGTATTGTTTAACTGGTGGATTTTCTGTGTCGCAAACCACGACATAGGAAATTGCATCTGGATTACTAGACCATGCAATTTCTAGACCATTAAGCACTGGCGTAATACTAGAAATGGTTACGGAACTAGGCTGAGGTTTTTCTACATCAAAATATTTTACAGCACTTTGTCCTAGAGTATCATAAACAGTTAGCTTAAAGTATCTTTGTCTTCTTGGTATAACAGCATCATCACTTTTATTCATTTCAAAAGTGTATCTGTACTGATTCTCAGCTACATTGTTAACTGTTCTTATTAAATTTAGGTAACTGCTATCACTATAAACTTGAAGAGTTTGTCTATCTATACGAGTATTAGAATCTATTGACCATCTCATTATGAAATCACCAGAGGTGGTTACAATAGTTTCATCTATGGTTATTTCTATACCTGTATATGAATCACTTATAGAATCTGCGTTTGCAGAGTATTGTTTTGAGGTATCTCTAGCCTTTATGTAGTATGTTCTGCCTGCTGCGACAGGGCTATAGTTCACAACCAAAGAACGTGTTCTTGTTACAAGATTAATGCTGCTACCAAAGTTTGTATCAGTCCTGATTTCATAAAAGTCTAGATCAGGATCAGGAATAGCGTTTATGACAAACTTGATAGCAGTTTTTCCAAAAACAGTATTTATATGATCGAAGGTTGCATCACTTGGAGGACCGCTCTTTCCTATTACTGTGTGAGTTACAATATTACTCCACTGTCCCTGGCGGTTGTCAGTATAAACATATCGAAAACGAAGATCATAGGTTTCACCATCTTCAATATCTGTAATACTTACCTCTGTAGCGTTATCAGGGATAAGTGGAAGCGTTCTCCAAAATGCTCCACCGTTGACACGATACTGTCCCTCAATATGTTGAATCTTATGGAGGTCTCTGTTGCTGACATACTCGAAAGTAACAAGCATTCTAGATGCTAAGCTACCATCAGGCTGTCGAAGTAAAATGTTTGCATCTGATTGTACAGATTTTATGATCGGCACGTATGTTCCAAGCGGGCTTGAGATATGAGTGTTAAACTCTGGGATTGTGCCTGTATCAGAATTGTAAATAGCAGGCGAATAATCAACAAGCTCCAGTGTAGCCGAAAGATCCGGCCCAGGCTTTATGGATTTTACTAAGCATTCAACGCTATCTTCATTAACAACCCCGAAAGTACAGAGATCACCAACCTGTGGACCTGTAGAGGTTAATACAGGAGTGGTAAAATTAAGATCAGTTACATTACTCGCTAAGAATGTTTGTAATTCAATGATATCTGGTCCTACTCCTGGAGTGTTAGTGAGGTAAAGTCTCCAGTAAGGATGAGAACCTTTCTCTGACCAACGACAAAGATTCCAACCTTCAGCAGAAGGAGAAAAGTTACTGTAAGCGATATACCAGTCGGTTCCATTGTCTGAAAACTCAACATTAAACACTCCGTTGTAGCCAGCCGATTGTAAGTACAAATAAAACGAGCCGTATGCTTTTGGTACATCGGAAGTTATCAATAGGTATGCGCCAGCCTCTGAGGTATTTGTGTTAAAGCCAACTGTTGAAAGGTTATTATCAACACATTGAACGGCGCTGAAGCTTCCTAAGCCATTATGCGAAAGCATGGAAGAAGTTGGATCTTCCTGCATCCCGGAGTAATCAGTAACCTCATGAACTTGGATAGAACCATCTGCTAAGCGAACTCGAAGAACATGAGTTTTTCCTTCACTAAAGGTTACAAAGTCGTTAAGAATGACTCCTGTTGTGTAAGAACCAGACGTTTTTAAAGCCTTTATCCTACCACTTCCAAGCCCCCATTTGGTAATATCGTGATTAACTCTAACAAGATCCCCTCTAGTACATCGAAGGTTTTCAACATCTGTCGTTATGGAATAAGTCTCGGGACGGAGCCTAAGCTGGGCAAGATGGTATCTTCCATGTTTCCATGCAAGTGATGGATGTGTGATTCCTGGAAGCTGGAGTTCTTCAAAGATAGATGCATTTGCTTCTGTATATCCATCATCATAAACTATACGCTCATCAGTCAACCAATCTTTATTTTGATTAGGGAAGGTTACTCTAAAAGCGTGCGGAAGGTTTATAAATTTCTTGGTAGCGCTAAAATCTCGTGAATTGTCAGGCGTAAAAATTTGAGCAACTGTGGAACGTTCTTTATCTATGATAATTGAGATTTGTCCATCTTTATGTGTCATGGATGCTCTGCCAGCGGCAGCTATTAAGTTCGCAGTATCATAAACACTCTTTCTTCCGTCAAGGTACATATTAAAGGTGAAACCATTATCTTTACAATATTCATGCCATTCTTGAATCTCTTCAAGATTGAGTCTACTATCAGCTATAGCTTTTTTATTAAAAGGCCCTTGAAAAATTGCTCTAAAGAGATCTGCTGGATTATTAGTCGGTACAGGTTCTGTTGACCACTCTTCTGCTGTAGCATTCCAGGACTTGAAAAGAGATGTTGCTATACAGTTAAAGTTTGAGATAACCCCATTTAAGTTATCTGATGCCTTTATACGCATCTCGAAAAATGAAAGACCAGCTTTTCGAACAGGCTTTACGTTTCTTATTGTACGAAGAGCTGTCCAAGTGATTTTATCTAAAATCCTTTCATTATTAGTATCTTCTGAGATTCGTGCTACAGAAACTTCATATTGTCCCCTACTAGGCAGAGCTATGTAAAATGTGCTTCGTATTGCAGATGTTTCCTTTCCTCCCATAGTTCGTTTGTATGTTAAGGTGCCAGCATTTATATGTACAAACCATGATGGTGGATCAGTTGGTTCAGCACGGAGATTTGATGGGCCGACTGCTTTTAATTGATCATCTCTTAAATCTGTAATATTTGCAGCAGTAATAGCTGTATCTGTAGAAGCTAAGGAAATACCACAAATAGGAGCTACCCATTCTGGTAAGTTAGGGCAACGCCTTTGGGCTGCGGTTGCTGATGCACAACCAAAAAAGGGAACGCCCATATAGGAACTGTCATATCTTGGTGAAGATGATGTGGTAAC